TAGATATATTTTTATTTTGAGTTTTTATTAATTTAAATAGCTTTTCAAATATATCACTTTTTAACTCGTTTTTGTAAAAACTTGCAATTAGCGTAATACAATTAGTCCCTGAGTATCTATGTGATAATCCAAGATAATTTTTTAAATTTTTCGATACCACTCGGCATACTCCGGAAAAGTCGCTTCAAAGCTTTCATTTCTGCTTAAGTCTAAAGCAGTATTAAATCTTTTAAGTTCGGGTAATAGGTGTGAATTATCAGCGCGATTCATGTGCCTAAGAGAGTTAAGAATTGTATTTATTTCACTTCTAGTAAATAAACTTTGATGCTCAGTGAGAAAATCTTTATATTTCTTATTAATAAATTTTTTAGTTTCAAGAGGTAACACGCTTGTATCCATGAATGGTGGGCTTATCAAGTTAGTGATAAAAAATTGTATGTTTAATTTTTTCAAATGCAAGATGAGCTCTGGGTTTGAAAGTATAGAGTATACGTTACCTGTTGCACTTACTGTTTCTATATAATCTGCAAATATAGTCAGGTTTTTTGCAAAAGTATCCCACACAAATCCTTTTCTACTATATTCAACATGTTCTTTATATCCCTCAACACTTGGCCATAATTTAACTTTATCAAACTTTTTCCAAAGCTGAACTATATCATATTTTTTAAACTTTGAATATGAAAGATTAGAGTTGTACTGTAATTCAACATTTGTTTTGCCTTTATCTATGAGAAATTCTAACATTTTATACATACCATCTTGAACAAAAGGCTCTCCACCTGCAAAATAAATAGTATCAATTGTTTTATATATTTTTTCCATATCATCCCAGAACTCAGGGTTATTAGTCCAGTAGTCTAAACTTTGAACTTCATTACCAACAGCGTTAAAAGCTGCTAAGTGTTTTTCTCTAAACCATGAGGTTGAGGCGTCAGGACCACACATACGACATTTAAAATTACATAAGTTACCAAATCTAAAATCAAGCCATACTGGAGGATTTTTAACAGAACCGTTTTTTTCGGTTTTTCTCTGAAGCGGAGCATATTTTTCAAATCTTTGATTAACTCTATTTCTATGACTATCTTGCCCAGATTTTTCTATATCATAACACACACTACACTCTGCTGGATACTGGCCTTGTAGAAATTGTAATCTTTTTTTCTTATACAAGTCACTATTCCACACTTCAAGCGGTCTTGCGCCATTAGTGCCAAGTTTTTTCTCACCAGGACCCATGTAATTATCGGTATGACAACATAGGCTATAATCTCCTCTGATGTCTCCGTACATATGAATCCAAGGCATAATACAGCCTTTAATCATTGTCTAGGTATAGTTCTTCCAGTAGCAGGGAACCCTCCAAAGTGGATTTGATTGTTTCTTAGCTGGCATGATCTGATTGATTTTCCACACACGTCTAAGTCGTTACTAGCTGCAGTTTCATTTGATGCTGTAATTGGGTTAGCATTGGCTTGTAGTATAGGATTTGAGGTGCCTGGAATAGAACCCCCTCCAGGTCCTGGATATTGACACTCAGGTCCTTTATATACCCATTGACAGGTATTTTTATAAAACTTTCTTTTTGGAACAGCTAATCTGAAATATTGAAGCCAGGATATTAAACCAAACCTTGCTACATTTTCATCTAAACTTTCTAGATTATCTATTTTAAAAACATCTTCTATGTATGCTTCGCTATCTGCTTCAGGATTAACTATGTAAATATTATCTCCAACAGAAGTATTAGCATCTAAAGATCTATCCAAAAATAAAAACCTATTTTCCTCAATTCTAGTGATAGTTGCCTCAGTTGTACCAAATTGCGCTTTTACGTTATCATTTACTCTGTAGGGTAAAGCACTGAGAACTTCTACTACATTTGAAGATATATACCTAGCACTACTATACTCTGGCCAAAAATCTAAAAAGTTTGCAAAGGTAGTCTTAACCTCAACAACCCCACCTAGTAGATCTCTTGTATCTTGTTTTTGTTCTTGCCAATCAGCAGTGCTACTATGAGCGATTGTCTCGCTATAAGTCCATGCAGAGTTAGCTTTACCATATCTACCGACAACTTCAGCGCTATAGTTTAAATCTGCATTAGCTCTAGCGCGGGTCATTGCATGAAATCCCTCTGTTCCTGCTGTATAGTCAGAAGCTTCTGCATCTACAGTTCTAGGATCAATACCGTGTACAAGCTCATCATTGACAAGGGCTACGACAGAATTTGAACTATTATTACCTGCTAAGAAAGGATTCTCTACAAATGTACTAATTATATTGTCAAAGTTTGATATACTAATAGTTACTTCATTTATTTTTCCATCACTACCAGACTCAACAGTAGAAAAATCTACGGGAAAAGGAATATATTCTTTTTTATCATAGTTAATTCGGTATACAGAATCACTTTGAGTATCTCCCACAATCTCTGCGAATCTTAAAGGTATATCTACAGGCCAAGATCTACCTTCACCTTGACCAGCTGGATTACCGTTAGAATTAGGAGGATACCACTCACCTGGATAATATAGAGAATAAAGTCTAACAATCTGATTTTGGGTGAAAGCATTTTTTTCAGCAATAAATGGTGAGTTTGATATTGAAGATATTGTTGTACTAGCAACGGTAGTATTACTTGAAAACGTATTAGCCTGGAATGGTAAGCTAGTGGTGGCTAACGCTCCATTAGCGCTAGTAGACATTACTGTGCCTATGTCTTGTAATGTTTCTCCAGACGAGAACTCTCGAGACGCATTATCGACTTTTACTTTTATCCTATTTGCCGATACATCTACATTAGCAATAACAGCTTGTGTAGTTGATGTAGCACCAACTACTGTATTACCGTTCCTAAAACCTGTAGCATCAGCAACAGTTAAAATAAAGTCATATGTTCTTACTGTGGGCATTAATCAAATGTTTCCTGTAATTTAAAACTAACAGTATAAAAGTTATCTCTCAAATTTGAAGAGGCACCTAATACTTGAGTAACATTCAGAGGGCCATCAAAACGTACGGTTGCAGTTCCAGACTCATTTATGTGTCCTAAATCAAAAGTGAATGACTCAAACTCTCCACTTCTAGCAGTATAAAAGTCATCAATTGCTCTTTTACCTATACCGTGTAAATTTGTATACTTAATATCGTATTGTCTTTTTGACCTTCTTGATTTAAGTCTTCTTTTTTCGTATCCTGCTTGGCTTTGAAAGATAGTAGTATCAAAGGCTCTAGTAGAAGAAAAGCCTACGTCTGGTCTTCTATCGGCCATTGACGTAAATCTATCGTCTTTTTCAACAGTGCCTTGATATACTCTAATATCTAAAGTATCTTGATTGTCAACAGCACCTAAAGCTCCTCCTCCTAGTTTGGTGGGAGCAGAGGTCATTGCTTCAGTGCCTAAGCCACTATACTTAGATGACCTTGCAAATCTTACAGCATCGACCTTTCCATCAAAAAATTCTCCAGTATTGAATCTACCTATATTAACATTTCCACTAACCGTGTTACCAAATACTTTTTGCCCTACCGCCACTCTTGTGTTATTAACATAAAGACTAGCGGTCTCATCATCTCTTGAAATACTCAATGCAACATGATAAAACGAGCCTGTGTTAATAGTGCCGCCATATAATTCATGTATACCACCATCTATAGCAGATACATATCCAATTGTGTTATTGGCGCCAACTGTTCTAACAACTATGTAGTTGCCTGTGCCTTGATAGCGAGAAAATATAGTCCCATTTGCGCTTAGAGAATCTGGATTAACAAAAGCTTCAAAAGTGAAATCATCACCATTCAAATCAAATATAGCTTTATCACCATAGTCTAAGAAATGTGAACTTCCATTTAAGTCTACAGACTTAGAGCCAAAAGCAGCCGTGCTTGAATATGTTTTAGCTACGGAGTTTAAATCTGTTTGCGCAACGTCAGACTCATCTGTAGCATTTTCACTCTCAAAGTTAAGTAGCAGTTTTGTTACGTTATCACCAATATCTATCCCAGCA